GGATCCCCAAGCTCAAGTAGGTTCCGAAATAAGTGGTGGTGTTGACCCCTCCATCATAGAACGGATGGAAAGCATGGGAATGCCGTTGTTCGCGAATGAAGGGGGAATTGCGTCCCTGATGGAACATAAAAAACCCCAACAGATGGTGGCGTAATGGCAATTAGCTTTAGAACAACCTATGATAAATCAGGGGACAGAAGCACTTGGGAAACACCTCACGGTAATCCGCAACGCGTTAAAATTGCTCCAGGAACAAGATTTGAAAGTGGCAAAACATATAGTCCTAATGTTGTCGAGGGAGAAGTACGACCCACTAAAACTTATAGAGACGCCATCCCTGATCCTCAATTATCACAAAGTCAAGGATTAGAGCTTATTAACCAGCTTAGCAGCAGACCGAGCTGGGAAGATCTTCGCGGAATGAAAGAACCATTGGTGGGTATTGACGCCATTAGCACCGATATTAAGGAACCACGAAATTTGTACCAATACCTCATCAATGAAATGCTACAAAACAAAAGGGGAGCTCAACTTCTAGATGAAAAAATGATTCCTCAAGGATGGCGACGCACCGGCGGTACCACCTGGACCGACCCTGCTAACCCTAACTTATGGCGAGACATAAAAGGATTATTAATTCCCCCATTCGAGAACCCTGGAGTATATGATCTTAAAGATCAGCCTGGTGGAGGCCTAGCTCAATTTCCACAATTTGAAAAAGGCTGGGCGCAAGGAGATCCCGATAAAGGTGAGGGACTTGGAATAACGGACTACGGTGGACTGATGGAAGGAATTCTCACAGCAGCTACACCCCTTAAATACGCAAAGATGTTCGGAAAGAAGGTTCTAGACTTAGATTTTATGGACTCATCAATGGTGAGAAACATAAAAGAAGATTTTAAGGGTAGGAAAAAAGGAGGAGGATTTAAAGGTCTTATTGAAGATGTTTTAAATATGGTGGGGATTGGAAACACCACAAAAGCCAATGAATTCATTACAAGAAAAACGGACACCAATGATGAAATCGAAACCGAGATTGAAAATATTAAATCGGATAAGATAAAAACAATAGAACTTCATGAACTTACGGATTTAAAAGCAAAAAGAGATGAACTATGGCAACAGATCATAAGTGGTAATAATGAGCCAGGGCTATACCCCCAATGGGAGGCCATTGATAAGCAAGTACATGATATTCTAATGAAAGATCAAGGAAAACTGCAAAATATGAAAAAAGGGGGGATTGCTACTTTGGCGACGGGAGGATTTTTAGAAGAACAGCATAAGCAACCAACTAATCCATTGCTACAGCCAACCAATATGGGGGGAGGCTTTGGAAACCAGTTTGAAGATATCACTAATAAATTAACATCGATGGAGGAAGGAATTGCTACCTTAAATAATAGGATGGCTTTACCACAACAAGGGCAAAGTCCTTGGATGCTTGGGAGGTACGGATAATGTCTGAAGAAGATGTAAAAAAGAATAGGGAAGGCATCCTCAAAATTGAGGGGGAGATCAAGCTCATCCACGAGCGCATTAAAAGCACGGATGAAAAGATCAACCTGATGATCTCCAATCACTTGGCGCACGTTCAAAGCGACATTGATTGGATCAAGGAGGATATGACGGGAATGAAAAAGATAATGTGGTTCATCGGAACAGCAATTGTCGGACAACTGCTGTTCCTCGTGTTTCGATCTATGATGTAGTTGATTGCTCCTTTCTAAATTTAGGTATTATATTCCAGGTGTTTTTCATGTATGACTCCTCAAGTTCAACAACATTAAAATTATTTGAGTCCTTTAAAAGACCCTTAATTCGTACAATGTCTTTTTGTCGTTGTTCCAACAGATCCTCATACTTTTTTATGAGATGATGTTTAACTCCAATTTTGGCATCCTCTAGGGTGGTAAAAACATGGTTTGCTTCGATAGACCAATACCACGTATTGGAATTGTCTTTTTTATGTTTCAAGTAAAAACATTTAACCCCCTTCTTTTTCGTATACCAAACACCATACGTCTTAGTTTTATGAATAGTGGGGGATGACGACCCACTAAGTGAGAAAAAAACTTGGGCTCTGTCGAACCGTTTACTTTCCCCAAGTTTAATATCAAATATATCTTTCTTCATATTCTCCCTTCTCTTTTCTTAACATCCTCAAGTTTATTTTCTAATTCTTCTACCTTTCTCTTGGCTGTCGCCAATAAACTTGATCCGTCAGGGTAAGTAATATCCTTATTATTTTTCACGATACCCTTATAGTACCGCAAAGAATCTTTTATAAAAGTGTATGAGTCAGTAGACATTTATACCTTTCTCCAATATCTTCCTTTTACAAGGATTGGTTTGGTCTTGAATTTTGTATCCTTCTCAATGACTCTTTGTTCCAAGAGCTTATTAACAATTCTACAAATTACTCCCGAGCCTACCTCAGGAAACTTTTCACGAAGCCTCTTGATAAAGGGCTTCTTCTTTAATTGTTCATTTTCAACGAGAGTGTAAGCGCCGAAGCGGAGATCACGATGGACATCCCTTCGTCTCTTTGGCAACGGAGGCAAGGACGGGACAACAATTTCTTTTGTCTCCACTTTCTCCACTAGAGGTGTCTTGGCTTCATTCTCCAAACATAATTTTTTTAGGGACTCAGGAATTTCCAACAAATCCGATTTGCAAGTAGGGCACACATGATAGCCCTCCGCTTCTTGGATCATTGGTATCTTGCATTCCGCACAAGTTACATTTTTCATTTTTCTATCTTTCTTTTAATTATAATATTATATTATATTATATTATAACTAATGCAAGACATTTCTTTTTTTTGGCAAATTACCTAGGTCGTGTTTCCCCAGGATTTTCCAATTTCACAATCAACTTTGTTGGGAACAAATAATTTCACGCAATTTTCCATCACGGAAATAATTTTATTTTTTACATTTTCCGATCCGTCAAAGCTCAAGGTAAGTTCGTCATGGATTTGAATGAGTGGAATTATATTTTCCTTGTACAGCGCGACCATCGCTTGTTTTGTTTGATCGGCGGCTGATCCCTGGATTAACCGGTTAAGCGCCTTGTACGTACCCGCTCGTTTTAAATGATGATGCTCCCCATACTTTAATTCAGCTTGATCATAGGGAAGCGCTTTATAAACACCAAACGTGGTCGGTTCCCATAATTCAAAACGACATTTTCTACCTTTAAGTGTTGAGACATAACCTTTTTCGTTGGCGTATTCCATCACCATAGTCGCTAACTCTTTAATGAATGGGACACGGGAATTGTACTCCTTTAAAATTTCCTTGGCGATGTCTTTTTTCACTTGCAGTTGATGAGAGAGTTTATTGACTCCCATTCCGTAAAATAATCCTAGATTAATGGTCTTGGCGCGTCCACGATCAATGTCCGCTATACTTGCCACTATCTCATGAAAATCAGCTTCGGCATTCTTATTGTATTCTTCTACTAAGACTTCGGCACCTTTGCATTCTAGTCTACTAGCATAATGAACCGCCAGGCGCGGCTCCTGTTGGGAGTAGTCAAAGGATCCCCACATTTCATTTTCCTCGGGCAAAAACAAGCCCCGTATTTGTTTCTTGATTTCAAGGTTTTTGGCGGGGAGTTGCTGTAAATTGGGATTGGAATAACTGAACCGTCCTGACACGGTTCCCGATTCGCCGTCACGCATTTGATGAATGTTAGAATGAATACGTCCCTTATGTTCATGTTTAATAATAGTGTCTAAAAATGTAGTCTGTACTTTATTAAATTCCCTAGCACGTTGTATTTTCTGGGCGATAGGGTGTTTATGATTCAATAAAAAATCCTTAGTAAAACTTGGCGCATCTGTTTTTTCCGTGCGAGGATATTTTATTTTAAGCTTGTCAAAAACTTTTGCCACTGATTCAGCAGCCCATATTTCCACTGCAAGACCTGTATCTTCCAGTATACCAGATAATATCTTCTTTTCTGTATTCTTAAAACTTTTTTTATAACGCTGTGCTTGTTCGACATCGACACGTACTCCTTTTTTTGTCATTTCAAAAATAACAGGCAACAGATCCATTTCTAAATTAAAGACTGTTTTCAAGCTATCTTTTTCAATGAGAGGTTTCATATGATGATAAAGTCGTAAAGTTAAGTCTGCATCTCGTTCAGCATAGTCTCCCACAAAGATAGCGGGGAGTTTATACATTTCATTTTTAGGATCGACCCCAAATTCAATTGCCGCCTCTTTTAATTTACCCTCGTTTTTATATTCGTTGAGCATATCTTTGCCCACCATATTTAAGGCGTACGAAAATTTATTTTCATTAAGAAGAGGAGCCATAATCATTGTGTCTATGATCCGTCCATTCACTTTAATGCCTTCTGTATGAAGCCATCCTAGGTCATAAACTGCGTTGTGCGCCACTTTAACGGCATCGGTTTTCATCAGATCTTTCATCCAGGAGAGGACACGTTTCCGATCCCAATTAAACCCATTTTCATGACGGATGGGATAGTACCCCTTCCATCCATCAACGGCTACGGAAATGCCAATAATATGCCCTGTAGAGGATGTCCATCCTGGGCCGGTTGTCTTTAATTTAGGATCATAAGTCTCCAGATCAAACCCAATTACTTTTGCATCCGATAGATCAGGGAGAGTTTCAGGTGGTATCCATTCAGATTGAACAAAACCAAAATTATTTTGCGTCATTTTTTCTCTAGTGAATTGTTTAATATATTTGTAAATTCAGTTATGAATTTACTATCTGTTCTTAAACCCGCATATTTAATAAAAGCAGCAGTAGTACAACAAATGTCTTCAAACTCTTTGTTTACATCTTCTTTCCTCCAATCTTTTTTTCTATTTTGGGCGCATCGTATAAAAATAAAATTGACAAAATCATCAACATCCACATCAATAGTCCCTTTTAACAGTCCGTTCCAGTCTATGTATTTCTTCATTTTTCCTCCAGTTTATCCATGACCTTGTTCAGGGATTTAACGTATTCCTTTGTAATTCGTCCCCGTCTTTCACCTTCACCTTCAAAAGAGATATTTTTTTTATTTGTTCTTTCTTCTATCTCTCCTGCGATAGAGGCGTAGGCGGCTAGATCAATGTAACTATCTTTTTTATGTTGGTGCATGAGCCGTGCTATTTTTACCAAAGCCATGCACACCGCCGCATCGTGTGCCGTGATATTTACCTGGAGGAAAACCGACCACAATGCGGCAATGTTCTGATGATTGGTAAGCTTGTCGCCATAATCCTTTTGGCGGCTACCACCAATTAATTTTTTTGCGTCATTTAGAATTTCTTTACAAGTCATTTTCGAGGGGGGATTCATAAAGCCTATATCCTTCCTGTTTTTGTGCTTCAATAATGTATAGATTGTGTTTGGCTCTTGTGACTGCTACATAAAATACACGATGTTCATCGTCGGGGTTCTTTAAATATGATCTATAAACTAATTTACCTAGATCTAAAAGTACGACAACATTGTCACATTCACCACCCTTGGCTTGATGGATGGTGGAAACACGAATTCTAGGTTTACCCCTGATGTCCTCATTCAATTGTTCCAGTCGGCGTAAGTAAGCTATGTCAGAAAGCTTAATACGATCCAGAACCTCATGCCATTCCCCATCTACTAATAGTCCATGATTTTTCTGAAGATCCTTTAATGTAAAAAGTTCATTCTTTTCTTCTTCCTTGAATCGTTTAAAGCCCCTTTTAATCCCTGTACCACTTTTAATTTTACTGTACAAAGTTTTAATGTC